GCTTGAAGAAACTACCCAAGTAGGTATTAACTGCGTTGTAGAAAAGTCTCACGATGGCTCAGCAGTAACATTTACGCCACAGTTAGAACTAGGCACGGCTGCTACCGATTTCGAGGTTGGTTTAGAAACCGTGTATTATCCAGGAGAAGACGGAACTGTTTCTAATGTGTCTGCGCTTTCCCCTACTACGACTCTTTATACCGAGGGTGAAGGCGTCATTATAACCGCAAAAACGCATAGCACTAATAAGCTGGCGGGCACTACCCAGTATGTGCGTGATAACCCGTTCTGGGAGTTGCGAGATGATGCGGCTGACTTGGTAGATAATGCCCTGGCCGCAGTCTATGGCACAAATATTTCTCAATTTGATTGCTCTTGGCGTGGCAACTTTCTATTAGAAATAGGTGACAAGATTGCGCTGGTTACTAAAGACGATCAGATTATAACTTCTTATCTATTAAATGATTCGATAACTTATGACGGCGGTTTTTCGGAGAAGACAAGCTGGAGTTTTGAAAGCGTGGAGGCAGAGACGGCCGCAAATCCTACTACTCTTGGAGACGCACTCAGACAAACTTACGCTAAAGTAGATAAGGCTAATAAGGAAATAACCTTGTTAGTGAGCGACAATGAAGCGAATAAAGCAAGCATTTCTAGTTTAAAGATGACTACAGATAGCGTAATTACAACAGTAGAACGTGTAGAAACAAACTTGCAGAACGGGTTAGAGAGCCTTAATGGAGACATTACGAGCTTAACATCTCGCGTTGAAGCTACTATGACGGCAGAAGAAATAGAGTTCGCTATTCAAAAAGAAATGTCCAATGGCGTTGATAAAGTCACTACTACTACTGGTTTTACCTTTAATGAAGAAGGTTTAACTGTTTCCAAGAGCGGCAGTGAAATGACAACGCAAATTACCGAAGATGGTATGACTGTATATAGAGATAATACCGAGGTTTTGGTAGCAAATAACCAAGGCGTTACCGCAGAAGACTTACACGCCACAACTTACCTTATCATTGGTGAAACTAGCCGTTTTGAGAATTATAATGGCAGAACTGGTTGCTTTTGGATTGGAGGTTGATTGAATGGCAGCAACTAATGGAATAATTAATTTAGATGTAACTTCTGAAACTTTACCTAATGTAGAGATGCGTGTCGTTTGGTATGCTACCCCGCACATAAGTTTAAATACTACTACTATCAATTTTAGTTTTGAAGTTAGGATAAACCACGAATTGTTAGAGCTTGCTTCACTGTATAATACGAGTATGTTTTTATATGACGTTAATGGCAATCGGTATTATAAGTATGGCCTAGCAGGCACTACAAAGTATATTACACGCAATTCTTGGGATGTTATAGACACCGCAGAAGCTATAATAGCACACGATGAAAGAGGTAGGGTTCCTACGCTCTATGTGAATGCGTATATAGGCGCCAAGAGTGTTCAAATAGAAGGCTCTAACACAGAAGCAACTATTGTCCTAGAACCTATTAATCAACACGCTATTATTACTTCGGCTATCAACTTTACCGAAAAGCAGAATCCTAGCTTTGAGTTTTCTAATCCTATGGAAGAAGGATATGACTCATTACAGGCTTGTATAAGTAGTTATCCTATCGGCGTCATACTTCCTTGGCGAGATGTTCCAAAAACCGTAACCCAATTTACTTTTGTTCCAACAGTGGCCGAATGGCAAGCTTTAAAGGATGCTACGGTTGGTAACACTTTAGCGGTTAATTATGTTTTACGAAGCAAATTAGGTGACATCGAATATGATTCTATCGTTACCAAAGTCTTTACTATTGAAGGCAAACCGCAAATCAATCCAACAATAAAAGATGTAGATACAGCAACTTTGGCTCTTACGGGCGATGAAAATACTATGGTTAGATACTTTAGTGACGCCGCAATTACCTTCGGCACAACTTCTGGAAGTGACGCAACTATAGTCCAACAGCAAGTAAGTTGTGGTGGTAAGAGTCGTGAAACAAATGGCACTTTAACTGATGTTGAAAGCGGCACTTTTGTATTCACCGCAACTGATAGTAGAGATGTAATTTCATCTTTAACGATACACAAAACTTTAATACCTTACGTTAAATTAACTTGTAATCCTTATGTCACAACTTCATTAGATGGTGCGGCAACCGTAACAATCAAAGGCAATTACTTTAATGGTTCTTTTGGAGCGGTAGATAATACATTAACCTTACAATATAGATACAAGGTTGAAGGTGGCTCTTATGGTAGTTGGGTTACTATTAGCGATCCTACATATAGCAATGATACTTATTCTGCTACAGTGGATTTAACTATTAGTAAGTTTGATTATCAAAAGAACTATGTCTTCCAAGTGCGGACGGTTGATAAGTTAATGACAGTAATAAAAGTAGCTACAACTGTTATTACACCAGTATATGACTGGAGCAAGACGGACTTTAACTTTAACGTGCCGATTACTTATACAGAAGGCGAAGGAGTTTATAGTGTTTCTGATGCGGCCAAGAGTGTATCAGCTGTAGGCGAAGAGGCTATGGCTTCTGTGGCGTTATTACCCAAGTTGGTTAAGGCTATGACGCAACGTCACGAACTCACTTGCTACGTATATCCTAGCACTTACTATAGCAAAGCTGAAGTTAGTTTATATTTATACGGCAATACAATTAGAGGCTATATGACGGCTACCCGCAATGAACAGGTGGCCGCAGGAAATGTAGCAAATGAACTTGTTTGTCAAGTGGAATTTGATAGCGGCGGCAAGGTTATAGGCTTCGGCCAAGTTGGTTTTACTACTGGAACAGAGGGCGGCATTGCTACATTGCAAATGACAGATACTCTTATATATCTAGATGTTGGTTCAGTTAGTCCAGAGGCTGTTGGACGTGGCGTGTTTTATATTAGATTATGCGCGACGGCTACGGCTGGCAGTCAATGGAACGCTTACTTTGCGTTCCCTGCGCTACTAGATTTAAATAAATTCTAATAGGAGGTAACTATGGAAATGGGAATTGTAGAGTTAATTTCTACGGTAGGTTTTCCTATCGCTATTGTGCTAGTTTTGGGTTGGTTCGTGTATAAGATATATACCGATAGTACTAAAGCAAGCCAAGAGAGAGAAAGCAAGCTTTATGTAGAAATTGAGAAAAACCAAGAAATCAACGCAAAAGCGATTGAAACGATTACTCTATATGCGGATAAACTTGAAGTTATCCAAGAGGACATTAGAGAAATCAAGACAGTATTAACTCATTAGCAAGACGAAGAATAACTTGCGGCGGCTGGCTAAACCCGATTATTTGGGCGGCCAGCCGCCTTTTACTTATTTTGTCAAAACTTGTTTCACTATTGGTTAAACCGCAACTGGACAATCCGCCACCTTTGCTATATAATGAGCCAAAAGGGAGAGTGAATTTTATGAGTATTATGAGAGTACATAAAACCAAGAATTTTACAGTTATGAGCAATCATCACTTTAAAGAAAAGGAAATGAGCTTAAAAGCAAAGGGGTTATTAAGTTTAATGTTAAGCCTTCCAGACGACTGGAACTACAGCGTTTCTGGACTGGTTAAACTGTCGAAGGATGGCAAAGATAGTGTCATGAGTGCCTTAACCGAACTGGAGAAATTTGGTTACCTTACGCGCATTCGTATGACTAACGAAAAGGGACAATTTAACGGGATAGAGTATAATATTTTCGAGGAACCGCAAACTGATAATTCGTTTGCGGGAAATCCTATATCGGGTAAAGAGAATGCGGGAAATCAGAATGCGGATAACCCGCGACAATTAAATACTAATAAATTAACTACTAATAATAATAAAATAATTTATAATATAAATAACTATATAGACATATTGGATACAGTTCCAGATGAGCATTTAAGAAATCTTTATTGCTACTTTTTAGATAATAGAGCTAATATGGGTGATCCACTTACTAGAAAAGGATTAGAGTTGCTAATGGAACGAGTTAGAGAATTAGCAGGATTAGATTTGATGAAGCAGAAAGAGTTGTTAAGAACAGCGGTTATTAATAACTGGAAGAATGTATATCCAAAAGGAGAACAACCAATAGAGAATGAAGTTTTAAATAATCTAAAAAACTTTTATGAATAAGATGCGGCCGCACGCTTATGCTGGGCTCTTGGATACCTTAAATTGATTTTAAAAAAAATTTTTAGTATAACTATAATGTCCTCAAAAAGGAATATTACAATATATGCTTTTGGGGTTATTTATTAGCCAGGGCTTGGTTCAGAGCGCCGAGCCCTATTTGCCCATCCTATCTTAAAAAAATTTTGAAAATTAGCAAAAATTTTGTGTCAAAGTAGTTAAAAAACATAGGCACAATTTTTATATATATATGCAGGGGTAGAGCGTGCACCTACTTCTTAGCATTTGAAATTTTTCTCTCCTTTAAAAATAGAGGGGGTTTTGAGCAGGGCCCCCTCTATCTCTTTTTTAGGAGTAGAGTCAGACATTGTTACCACACAGGAGGATTTATTTATGAAAACAGAAAAAATCACTTTAAGAATAAGCGAAGAAGAAAAGGAAAAGCTTTTCAATCTCGCAAAAGAAAGAGACATTCCAGTTTCTCAATTAATTAGAGAAATCTGTAGAGAAATATTTAATAAGGAGGGGAGCAAGTAATGGCGATACCAAATCAATTAACAGCAACGATCAAACGAGAAACTCCAAGCGCAAATCACTTTGTAAAGATTAATGAAGATTCAATTGCAGAAGCGATGAAAGCATTAACTCCAGTAGAGTTTCAAGTATGGATGTATCTAGCTAAGAATAAAGACGGTATTGAGTGGGAAATTAGTCCGTAGGCAGCTTGTAATGAGTGGGGAATTAAAGTCAGTAGTTTCCATAAGGCAATTACAACTTTAAAGAAAGCTGGTTACTTAGTTCCAAAAGGCGAAAATACTAAAACACAATACTGGTTCTATGAGAAACCAAAAGAACAGCAAACTTTCTTCATAGAAAAAAAATAATGTCTTGTCGTTTTTGGATAAGCTAACTTGTCGTTTTTGGACACGTATCTTATCCAAAATTAATAGAGAAACATATTATAACAGGACATCTTTAAAACACGTGGGCTATCGCGCCCACACGACTCTAAGCGGATTTATTTATCTGTCGCTTCGCTCCAGATAAAAAATCCTTAGGGGAGCTCCCCGCATATAAAAAAAATAAACAAACCAAAAGGAGAAAAAAATTATGAAAAAACTTTACGACAACGAAATCACCTATGAACACAACAACTGCCCTCTTTGTGGCTCCGATTATGACTTAGATAATATAATCGAAACAGAATATTATCAAGATTATATTATTATAAGATTCAAATGTAGACACTGTGAAGCAGTTATTGAAGAGAAGTATAGCTTAGTAGATATAAGCGCACATAAGAAAAATAAGGACAGAGTAGGTTAAACTAACCTACTCTTTTTTTATATAATTTTGAAAGGAGATGATTAAAATGCAAGGAAAACAAGGTGAAAAATTATTCCAATAGATAATGGAAAGCCGCAACTATAAAGTAAAAGATGTATCTAACAACTCTGACTATTGGTATAGAGATATTGACTTTATAATTACTTCTCCTACTTCTGGAGAAACCAAGAGCTTCGAAGTTAAATGGGATAGTAAGATAAATAAGACAGGAAACTTGTATTTAGAATTAACTAATATTTATAGTAAAGGCGGCCAGGGCTGGTATACGTTCTGTGAGGCTGACTATATAGCGTACGGAGATGCGGCCGCCCGCGTTTTTTATATTATTCCACTTTTGGAATTGAAGAAGAGAGTATAGGAGCTGCCGCAGCACTTAGCTAGATGCGGCTATGATTCAACTGGGCTATTGGTTAGCTTAGATGATATCCAAGATTTAATTTAGATTTTGTAAAGGAGAGATATTTATGAGTTTTGAAGAAGTATTAAAATTTGAGTTGCTATTGGAAGAAATGGAATTTATATAGCAACTCGAATTTGAGTTAAAAGAAAAATTTTAGTAAAATATAGAGTAGATACTCGTTGGGGTATCTACTCTTTTTGATGCTATAAAGGAGGTATATTTATGGCACTTAAACCAAAACAAGTAGAACTGCTAGAGTTAATGCTAGCTAATCCAATGATGCCAGATACAAAGCTGGCAGAGCTTATGGAATTGAATAATAAAACAGTTGGAAAATGGCGAAAGATGCCAGAATTCCAAGAGGAATTGAAGAAAAGGCTTGCTGAACAGTGGAAAAACGCGGAAAGCCTAGCCCAGAAGAAGATGATAGAGCTCGCTAACGAGGGATGCTTCCAGGCCAATAAATACATACTTGACTCTCTTGGATACGCACCAGCTACCAAGATTGAAGCAGATGTTAAGACAGAGTTTAATATAACTATTGAAGAGTGAGGCGATATTATGAAAATCAACAAGAGATTAACAAAAGTTAATTATCGCAAAGCTTACAATAAAAAGAATAAATATATTGTTATTCATTACGTGGGCGGTGAAGGTGGAGCAGAAGCCAACTGTAGATATTTTGAGAAAGTATATCGCGGGGCCAGCGCTCACTATTTTGTAGGCCATGAAGGCGAGATATGGCAATGCGTAGAGGATAAGAACACCGCATGGCATTGCGGCGGCAAGAAATACTATTCCCGATGCCGCAATACCAATAGCATAGGTGTTGAGATGTGCTGCCGCAAAGATAGTAATGGCAATTGGTACTTTGAGGATGCTACAGTTACTTCTACTATTGGATTAGTTAAGGAACTTATGAAGAAATACAAGATTCCAGTAGAAAACGTAATTAGGCATTATGACGTAACGAGAAAGACTTGCCCGCAACCTTATGTGAAGAACATCACAGATTGGGAAAATTTTAAGCTACAGCTAACTACAGATAAGATAGAGAAGAGCAAAACCAATGAAGAGGTAGCGCTTGAAGTTCTTAGAGGATTATGGGGCAATGGCCAAGAGCGCAAGAAGAAGCTTGCTGCTGCTGGATATGATTACGCTACTATCCAAGCTATTGTAAATAGGCTTTTAATGTGAGGTGGCCGCATGAAGTATATAGCTTCTTGTTCTGGTGGTAAAGATAGTGTAGCCACTTTGATTTTAGCTAAATAGCATAATGAGCCAATAGATTTGGTAGTTTTTGCGGAAGTTATGTTTGACGAGGAAATTAGTGGCGAAATGCCAGAACATAGAGATTTTATTTATAACACTTTAAAGCCTTGGGTAGAAGAAGAATTAGGTGTGCCTTTTAAGATCTTACGCAGCGAGCGCAATTTCGTAGAGCGTTATAGACACATTCTTAGCCGAGGACAGAACAAAGGCAAGGTTCACGGATTCCCTATCCCTGGGATGTGTATGATTAATAGAGATTGTAAGCTTGCGCCGATCAAGAAGTTTTATAAAGAATTAGAACTAGAAGATGTTGTGTAGTATGTAGGCATTGCCGCAGACGAAACCAAAAGACTAAAGCGCATGGAAGGCACTAATTAGGTTAGCCTTTTGGATAAGTATGGCTACACAGAAGAAATGGCGGCGGAATTGTGTAAAGAACATGGTTTATATTCACCTTGTTATGAATACACAGATCGCAACGGCTGTTGGTTTTGTTGTAATTGCAAAAAGAAAGAATGGCAACATATTGTGCAGGACTATCCAGAGCTGTTTGATAGGTTAATTGAGTTGGAGAAGGAAGATGTGGTAAATACAAGGCTAACACGCAACAGAACTCCTTCACAGGTTAAAGAGTGGGTGAGTGACGATGGCACAAGTTAATTTAAAGCTGAATAAAAAATTATTTGTGCCGAAGTTCTTCCCGTTATTGTTCGATTATTCACATAGATGGGAATTCTGGGTAGGTTCGGCTGGTAGTGGTAAGTCTTATACCATAGCCCAGCGCCTTATTATGCGTTGCTGCAAAGAGCCTATAAGAGTATTGGTTTGCCGCAGATACGCTACCACCTTGCGCAATAGCTGCTTTGCTTTATTCAAGGAAATCATATCCAAGTGGCAGTTAAATCAGTTTGTAAGTATTAGAGAAACTGATATGAGCATTACCTTTGCGAATGGTAGCCAGATAATTATGATAGGCCTCGATACCGAAGAAAAGCTCTTGTCTTTACAGAACGTTTCAACTGTATGGTGCGAGGAAGCTTATGAGATTGAACAGAGCAAGGTAGAGCAGCTCAATCTCCGTATGAGAGGCCAGGCCGCAAACCAACAACTCATTCTCTCTTGGAACCCTATTAGTAAGAATAGCTGGCTCTATAAGTTCAGTGTAGAGGAACCGCCAGAGAATAGTGTGTTTATTCATAGCACTTACAAAGATAATCCTTTCTTGAATGCTGAGTATGTTGCGGCCTTGGACGAGATGGAAACCAGAAACCCAGCTAAGTATAGAGTATATGGCCGTGGTGAATGGGGCGTTGATGTAGAGGGCTTAGTAATTACGAACTGGCGCCAAGAAATATTCGATGAATTAGAACTTGCAGCTCTTGGTTATGAACATAGGGCTGGAATGGATATTGGTTGGGTGGATCCAAGCGCAATAATTGATACTTTATACGATAGAGAAAATAAAACTATTTATGTTTTCAATGAGTTTTATAAGAGTGGATGCCAGCTAACAGACTTGGCTGCTGCTATTGGAAACATGAACTTGACAAAAACCAAATTGTATGTAGATGCGGCAGAACCGCGTTCTATCCAGTTCTTTAAGAGCGAGGGTATTAGAGCAGAAGGATGCGCCAAGGGGAAAGATAGCGTGAAGGCAGGACTAATGTTTTTGCAAGATCACTTAATTATTGTTCATCCACGCTGTCAAAAATTTATAATCGAGTTGGAGAATTTTTCATATATAAAGAGCAAACAAACGGGCGAATACACAGAAGATACCACTCACGAATGGAGCCACGCCATAGACGCCTGTAGATATGCTTATAGTGATATATATACAAATACAAAATTAAAGACTCTTAGCAAGAGCGCTTTAAGTTTGTAAAGGAGGTAAAGATAAATTGTTTAAAATTTATGACGGCCGAGAACAGTTTTATCAATGGGACGTTGATAGAAAACTGATTCTCGAAGATGCCGCAGTTACCGAAGTTCACTTTTGTAATCGCACAGATGAGTGTAGCCTTGTGTGTGAAACCTACCAAGAGGATGGACTGACTTTAGTTAACGTTCCTAATGTGCTGCTACAGAACGACTGGCGCATTAATGTTTATGCTTATGATTCTAACTACACTAAGTTCTCTGAAACTTTCAATGTAGTTAAAAGAAGTAAGCCTGCGGATTATGCCTATACAGAAACAGAAGTTAAAACCTGGGGCGCGTTAGACGAGCGTGTTAAGAAGCTTGAAGAGGGCGGAGGCGCTGATTTAACGGGCTATGCTACTGAAGAGTATGTGGCGTCCGCAATTGAAGAGATTGAATTGACTCCTGGCCCTAAAGGTGATAAGGGAGATACTGGCCCACAAGGCCCTAAAGGTGAAACTGGAGAACAAGGCCCTCAAGGTGAACAGGGTATTCAAGGCCCAGCTGGCCCACAAGGTGAACAAGGTATCCAGGGAGAACAGGGTATTCAAGGTGAACAAGGCCCAGCAGGTGCGGACTATGTGCTGACGGCCGCAGACAAACAAGAAATAGCACAATTAGCGATTGATTTAATGCCTGCCGCAGAGGAGGGAACTTATTAATGAGTAAAGTAAGTATTAATGAGACAACTCTTACTGCTATTGGAGACGCAATTCGAGAAAAGACGGGTAAAACTGATTTGATTGCTCCTGGTGAAATGCCCGCGGAGATTAAGGCTATTGAGACTGGCGGCGGGGAATTACCAGAAGAGGCTTTAGTGCTTACTAAGAATTGTAGTTCTAAATTTTGTGGAAACAACTGGAATTGGTTTATAAATACCTATGGAGACAAAATAACTACTAAAGATATAACTAGCGCTGAAAAGCTGTTTTATGAAAGTGACACTTTAACTACCATTCCATTTGATTTTAATTTTGATAGCGTAAATGCCAGTTATGCGACTATGATGTTTGCCTATTGTGGTAACTTAACTAGTATAGGTAAAATTGTAAATTTCAAAGTTGGACAAATGTCAGGATTCTTTCAAGCTTGTTACAGATTAAGAGTTTTACCAGAGTTTATAAATCTTGATACTACTACGATGAATAAGAATACTACTGCGAATTTGAGAATATTCAATAATTGTTACTCTCTACGCTCTATTCCAGAAGACTTGTTAAAGAGAATATATACCACTACTACTAGCACATATTCACATCACTTTTATGATATGTTTACCAATGATGCTTCTTTGGACGAAATAAGAGGATTAAGCCCACAAGGTGGACAGACTTTAACTAGTAATGTGTTCCAAAATACATTTAGTCAGTGTGCCAGAGTAAAAGAAATAATTTTTGATACACAAGAAGATGGAACGCCATATGCCGTTAAATGGAAGAGCCAAACAATATCTTTAACTGGTGCGGTAGGAAATTGTCTCAATAACTTAATGTATAGAAATTATATGATAAGCTATAACTCTGGCATAACCACAGATAAAGAAGTAAAAGATGATGCTACATATCAAGCATTAAAGAATGATGCGGATTGGTACACTCTTAATGCAGCTTATTCACGCTATAACCACGACAGTGCGGTAAATACTATTAATAGTTTGCCAGATGCTTCTGCTTACTTAGCTACTGCTGGCGGTACTAACACTATTCAGTTTAGAGGGGCTGCTGGAGAGCTTACAGATGGCGGCGCAATTAATACACTTACTGAAGAAGAAATAGCTGTAGCAACCGCAAAAGGTTGGACAGTAACTCTTGTATAAGGAGGTAAAAAATGAAATCAACAAATTTTAATTTAGTTAGATATGATGCTGATGAAGGTTTTGTTTTCGATTGGAAAGAGCCTAGATTCATTACTCAATTAGATGAAGAAGGCAAAGAGATCGAAGTCCAAGAGCACTTATACGCAAAAACCTTATTCATCGGCGGTAACGATAATATAGAAAACTATATCGAAGTAAAGGAGGAATAATATGGCGGGTGAAATCAAACACACTTGGGCTGGTTCAACATTAATCATTCAATCTGACTCTGGCACTTCTGGAGCTAATCTTAAAGGCCCTCAAGGCGATACTGGCCCTCGTGGCCCACAAGGCCCTGCGGGTGTGGTGTATAACACTGAAGGCGAGATTGTTATGGAAGGATACGCAACAGAGCAATACGTCCAGGATATGCTGGAGAATGTAGAAGCCGATATGACTGGCTACGCTACCGAAGACTATGTTAGCGAATTGATTGCGCAGATTCCCTATCCCGACTTAACTGATTACGCAACTAAAGAGGAAGTAACTGAAGCAATTGCGGCCATACCGCAGCCAGACTTGAGCCCTTATGCTACTAAAGAGGAAGTCACCGCAGCTATTGAAGCTATTCCAGAAGTAGACTTAACTGGTTATGCTACTAAGCAAGAAGTAACTGAGGCAATTGAAGCTATTCCAGAAGTAGACTTAACTGGTTATGCAACAGAAGGTTATGTTGATCAGAAAGTTGCTGATGTTGAAGTAGACTTAACTGGGTATGCTACTGAAGCATATGTAGACTTAGCGATTAGCGAGCTGGAGATTCCCGATTTAGAGGATTACGCAACAAAGGACTATGTAGATGCTACTACTACTATCGCTTTGAGTAATCACTATACTAAAGACGAGATTGATGAAGCTTTATCTAACTTAGAGCCTGGCACTGGCGGCGGCGGTGGAACAGGCAATAACGCAGTTTTAACCTTACAGAATCAATCTGGTTGGTTATATAAAATTATTGCGGCTGGCGCTGAATGTGTCGTTAAAGGCACCTGGAGCTCTCTAGAGGACGGTTTACAAACAGGCAATGGTGTAATCACTATTTCTATCAACGGCGTTACTAAGTACGCTGTAGACGCTCCTCAAGGCGGTTTCACAATCGATATCGCACCTTACTTGATTCAAGGCACAAATAATGTGCGCTTAGTAGTTACTGACGTGTATGCCAATACGCGCTCTATCATCTACAGTGTAGAAGTCGTAGCAGCTAGCATCACTTCTACTTTTGACGGCACGGCCGCGTATGAAGGAGCAATACCTTTTACTTATGTTCCTTCTGGTAACGTTGATAAAACAGTACGCTTTATTTTAGATAATGTTCAGATTGGTTTACAGACTGTTTCTGCTTCTGGACGTCAGCAAACCTTTACAATTCCTGCACAGGAGCATGGTTCTCATAAGTTTGAAGTATATTTCACTGCTAATATCAGTGGTACTACTGTTGAGTCTAACCATTTAATTTACGATTTAATTTGTATTGAGTCTGGAGAAACCGCACCTATTATTGCGTGCGCTACTACTACATTATCTATGACTCAATTTGAAACAATGCCAATTTACTACTCTGTATATACTCCAGACGCACTTACTTCTGATGTTGAGTTGCTTTTGGATAATGAGTCAATGAAGAACTTAACCGTAGATAGAACGCAGCAGCTCTTGTCTTTCCGTGCGGAAGAGGCGGGAACGCATTATTTGAAAATTAAAACTGGTTCTGTATCTAAAACGATTGTAATTGGCGTCCAAGCCGCAAATATGGATATAGAGGCTGTTACTGAAGACTTAGAGCTCTATTTAAGTAGCACTGGCCGCAGCAATACTGAAACAAATCCTGCCTCTTGGAAATATAACGATATCGAATGCTCTTTTGAGAATTACAACTGGAAGAGCGACGGTTGGGTTGCTGATGAGACTGGTACAATGGTGCATCGTATCACTGGTGACGCAAGACTAACTATTCCGTTCTTGATGTTCGAGAAAGATGCTCGTGATACTGGTAAAACCATTGAAATCGAGTTTGCTACACGCGATACTCTGGACTATGACGCTATCATTGGTTCTTGTATGGCTGATGGCATCGGCTTTGAAATGACGGCCCAAAAGGCAACTATTAAATCCGAGCAGGCATCCGCAACTACACCTTATAAAGAAGACGAGCATATTAGATTATCCTTTGTTATTGAGAAAAGAGCAGAGAACCGCCTAATCTATACTTATTTGAATGGTATTATGTGCGGTGCGGTTCAATATGCGGATAACGATAACTTCGCTCAATCATTTCCTGTTGGAATCACTTTTGGTTCTAATTTCGCAACAATGGATATCTATACAATCCGTGTATATAACAACAGTTTGACAAGACACCAGATGCTTGATAACTGGATTGCGGATACACCAGACGTTACTGAAAGATTTGATAGATACAGCAGAAACCAAGTTTATGATGCTTATGGAAACATTATTATTTCCAAGTTGCCTAATAACTTACCTTACTTGATTCTGACTGCTCCTACGCTTCCAGAAGCAAAAGATAATAAGGTAACAGTTAAAGCGCAATACACTGATCCGCAGAACTTAGAAAAATGCTTCGAATATGATGCGGCTGAGGCCGATGTACAGGGTACATCATCTGCGGGCTATGTGCGCAAGAACTACATCATTGAATACCCAGAAACCTACCAGCTTCGTGAGAACAGTATTCCTACTAATATCTTTACTTACAAGGCTGACGTAGCTTCTTCTGAAGGTGCTAACAACGTTGAGTTAGTAAGGCTATACAATAATATTTCTCCTTATAGAACTCCTCCGCAGTTAGCTAATCCAAAAGTGCGCCAGGGTATTGATGGTTTCCCGATTGTTATTTTCCATAACGACGGCACTGAAACTAAATTCATTGGTAAATATAACTTTAATAACGATAAGGAAACTCCAGAAGTATTCGGTTTTACTGAGGGCGACGAGTCCTGGGAAATCCGCAACAATACTTCTAACAGAGTTTTATTTAAGAGTGCGGACTTCGAGGGCACCGAATGGTTGAACGACTTTAAAGCTCGTTATCCAAAAGGCAATACAAACGCAGATAAGCTTGCGGCTTTCGCTGAATGGGTTGTGTCAACAGATACGACTGGATTGAGTGAAACTGAGGCGGCAGCTCGCTTAGAGAAGTTTAGAACTGAGCTTGCTGACTACGCAGAGGTAGAATCCGCATTGTTCTATTACTTGTTCACTGAATTGTTCTTGATGGTAGACTCTAGAGCAAAGAACGCATTCCCAACATTCTATAATGGCAATAAAGTTTGCTGGTTACCTTATGACATGGATACCGCAATGGGTATTAATAACGAAGGTTCTCTTACTTTTGGATATGAACTTGAGGACATTGATCACCTTGCAAGTGGTGCTGAAGTTTATAACGGACAGGAATCTGTCTTCTGGAACAACCTGCGCGATACTTACGGCGACGAGATTAAAGCCATGTATCAGAAGTTGCGTTCCGATAAAGTACTGACATACGAGATTGTTGAGCAGATGTTTGAAGAGCACCAGAAAGTGTGGCCAGAAGCAATCTGGAACGAGGATGCTTGGTATAAATACTTACAACCTCTTGTGGAAAGCAATAACGGTAGCTACTTAGGTATGTTACAAGGTAACAAGTCTGAACAGCGTAAATGGTGGCTATATAACAGATTCCGTTATATGGACTCTAAATATAATGCTGGCGATGCGGAAACCGACTTTATTACTCTGCGTGGATACGAGAAGGATGATATCACTATCGAGCCTTACGCAGATATTTACGCAACTATTAAGTATGGTTCTTATTTAGTCCAAGAGCGTGCGTTAAGAGGGGATGAATATACTCTTGAATGCCCGATGGATACTTTGAACGATACAGAAATATATATTTATTCTTCTTCACAGTTAAGAGGAATTGGCGACTTGAGTGGCTTGAAAGTTGGTTATGCGGACTTTGCTAGCGCTACTAAGCTCCAGTCTCTGAAACTAGGAGACGCCGCATCTACTTACTCCAACAGCAACCTTGTCGAATTGTATTTAGGAAATAATACCTTGCTTCATACATTGGATGTGCGCAACTGCCCAATGCTTGGTAGCGGTGAAAAACAGCAAGCAGTTGATTTAAGTGGATGTACTAATATTGAAAATGTTTATTTCGATGGCACAACTATTAAGGGTTGTTCATTACCAGATGGCGGTATCTTAAAGGTATTACATCTGCCTGGAACTATTACTAACTTAACTATCCTAAATCAGAAATCATTGACTGATTTGACTGTTCCAAGTTATGCGAATTTATCCACATTGAGACTTGAAAATGTGAATAAAACTGTTGATATGGAGGCTATGCTGCGCGGCCTTAAAGCTGGCAGCCGTGTGCGTTTAATCGGCATTGACTGGACATTCGAGACGGCCGCAGAAGTTGAGGAAATCTTCGATATCCTAGATACAATGAAGGGCTTAGACGAGAACGGTAAGAACATGGACAAGGCCCAGGTATCTGGTACTATTTGCGTTCCTTTCATCACTAGCGACGATTTAGAGAGCTTAAAGAGTCGTTATACAACTATTAATATTGTTTGTGAGTCTTTAGCACATAATGTTTATTATGTCAACTACGATGGTTCTGAGCTGTATACCTATGCGGCCGCAGAAGGCACAACCGCAATAGATCCTGTTGCTACTGGAAAGATTGGAACTCCTACTAAGCCTGGAATTAGCGGAATTGATTATGTGTTTAAAGGATGGGATAGTTTACCCGTTATTAATGGCACAACTACAATCACAGCTAAATACAACTCTGTTGTGTCTAGTTACACAGTAAAGTTCTATGATGGTTCTACTCTATTGGAAACTAAGACAGTTACACATGGCGGCACAATTACTTATGCTAATAGGCCAACAGCCGCAGAAGGTGAGATTTTCGCAGGTTGGTATCCGCAACCTAGAAACGTAACGAGCAATTTGACTTGCCGTGCTTTATATGCTTCTAACTCTATTACAGCAGAAGAAATAACTGATAATTGGGATACTATTTTAGCTTCTGTTGCTAATGGTACTTATGCTTCTAAATATCATAGAGGTATGACAAAACCAATAACCATAGGAAGCAGAACGCTTACTGCGTATATTATAGCCTTTGCTTCTGACACAATGAGCGATGGTAACTTGGCTCCAATGACTTGGGGTATTAAAGAAGACTGGAATGCGGCAGGAGATCAATGGCATACAAGTGAAAGTACTACTGGTGCACTAAGCTGGGGTAGTTGTGCTTTGAGAACGAAATTACAAAATGTAATTAATGACTTCCCTGCTAACGTGCAGACTCATATCGTTCCAGTTAAGAAGACACAGCAAGCATTCACAGATTTTAAGAGTAGCACTGGTTACCGCCAGACTACACTGGATACTATTTGGGTGCCTAGCTATTTAGAACAAGACAGAGGTAATGACGGTAAAGGCGAAGTCTATTTGGGCGAAACCTTAATTTCAAGTGATTATTATATTAGCAAACCTGCCGTTATTGCGAACACTGCTTTTAGATGCTGGACACGTGATAAAGCTTATCTGGCGAACTGGCCCGATACACCTTGGAGTGATAATCAATCTGCGTTAGATTACAAAGAATCACTTTGTTATTATTCGACTGGTTCGACTGGCATGCCCATAGTTACGACAGATTTCCAGCGTGAACAAATCGGTTTCTGTATTAGTTGAGGAGGTTAAGATGTTTTATTTAAATAAAGAAACTGAGCTTACTCCAGAACTTCTACACAAAATGATTCAGCGTTTTGAATTAGATGTTCAGCCTAAGCTCAAAAAATATAAAAACTATTATGATGGCATTCAGAGCATCCTGCAAAAGTCTTACTCTGATGCATCTAAGCCCTGTAATAAATCAGTTATAAATTATTGCAGAAACATTGTAGATTCCTATGCAGGATATATGGCCGCACCTGGCCATATATCCTACAGTAGCGAGCAAGATATCGAAGACATTATGGATATCCTTCGCTATAACGATTATCAAACTGAGGACGCAGACTTTTTGCAGGACGTTCTAGTTTATGGCACTGCGGCCGAACTTATGTATATGGATGCGGAAAGCAAGACTCGTTTCAAGCTTATAGATCCTACACAGTGCTTCGGTGTGTATGATGACACTTTAAGTGGTGACTTAATGTATTTCATTCGTTTCTATAAAGTGAATGAATGGGATGATAACGATTTATATAACGTTGATGTGTATAGTGACAAGTTTGTTACTAGCTATCAGATGACTGGCATGAATGGTGAGCTTCTTCCTACTGGGCAGCAGCCGCACTACTTTAGCCAATGCCCAGCTAACATCTTCTATCTACCAGACGAGAAATCTGTTTTCGATTGCGTTCTTAATCTACAAGATTCCGTTAATGACATTTTAAGCAGCGAGATTGATGACTACAGCGCATTTGTAGATAGTTACCTGGTATTACAGGGCGTTGACGCGGACGCAGAGGATATCGCTTCTATGAAGGAAAACAGAGTGCTGTTAGTACCAGAGGGCGCAACCGCAGCTTACTTAACCAAGAGCGCAAGTGATGCACAAGTAGAGAATATCTTGAAGCGTCTTCACGATAGCATTTACCGCATTGCTCAATGCGCGGACTTCTCTTCTGAGACGTTTGTAGGCGGGGTTTCTAGCGGTATCGCAATCCGTTATAGATTGACTGGCATGGAGACTAGGGCTGGCGTTATTGAAGGCCGCATGAAGAAAGCGCTCCAGCGCAGAATAGAAATCATTTGCGGCATTGCTTCTTTGAAACTTGGTGAAGAAGTATTTAGAGATATTAATATCGAATTCAAGCGTAATGTTCCAGTAGACGAGGCATACCAGATTAGCATGCTGAGCTCACTGAAGGGGCTTGTAAGCGACGCTACCTTGTTAAGCCAGTTAGACTTCGTTACGGACGTTAACGCTGAACTAGAGGCGCTTAAGGAGCAGCGAGCCGCAAACATGGAGCTTTATAGCTTTGGCACTCCTGGAGAGGAATTAGAAATTGAGGAATAATTCTTGGACAAAGCTAGCTTACGGCAAAAGTGGAATTTTTATTTTCTATAGAGAGTGAGGTGGGCTGATTGAGCTATTGGAAAGATAGAATGCTACAAAGCCAACATGCAGTAGCAAATAAATCAATAAAGCAAGTAGAAACACGTTTAAAGAAATATTATGCGCAAGCCGCACGAAAATGCATAAGTGATTTCGAGAACGTTTATAACAAGATACTTGCGGCGGTTGAAGATGGGCGTCAGCCCACTCCAGCCGATTTATATAAGCTAGATAAGTATTGGGAAGCGCAAGCACAATTGCGCGACGAGCTTCAGAGACTTGGCGATCGCAAAATCAAATTGCTTTCACAAGCTTTTGAGGCTAATTGGTTTGAAGTTTATTACTCTACCATTGTTCCCAATGTTGAAGAACGCACTTTCAATACTATTGATAGAAACGTAGTTCAACAGATTATCAATGAAATATGGTGCGCCGACGGCAAGAGCTGGAGTGAGCGCATTTGGGCGGACACAGAGGAACTGGCAGTGATGTTAGAAGAGCAGCTTGTTCACTGTGTCACTACTGGAAAGAAAACAACAGAACTAAAAAATTTGCTACAGGAACGGTTTGGAGTGAGCTATAGCAGGGCTGACGCTTTAGTTAGAACTGAGATTGCTCACATTCAAACACAAGCAGCGTTACAGCGCTATGAAGATTACGGAATCCAAGAGGTAGAGATATGGGCTGATGCGGACGAGCGCAGATGCGATGTGTGCGGCCAGCTCCATACGAAGCGCTACCCAGCTGGGGCTAAGGTGCCCATTCCCGCACATCCTCGCTGCAGATGCTGCGTTGTTCCAGTAGTAGAATAACATACTGTCTTTTTTGCAGGGGCAGACGTTAAAGAACAACTGACTAACATAATAAGGGCCAATCATAGGCGTTGGAACTTCTGGAGGTTTATATGGATAACTTAGAAAACACTAGTGTTGGAACGCAGGAAACTCCTGCTGAAGAAACAAAAACTTATACTGCTGAAGAAGTGATGGCGTTGCTTCAGTCTGAAAGCGACAAAAGAGTAACGGCCGCACTTAAGAAACAACAGGCTAAGCATGAAAAACAATTATCTCTTTCTAAATTGGATGGAGACGAACGCGCTAAAGCTGAAAAGGACAATCGCATTGCCGAACTTGAAGAACAGCTTGCGGCGTTCCAGATTGAGCGTAATCGAAGCGAGCTCAAAAGCGTATTAAGCTCACGCGGGCTTTCCGCAGAATTTGCAGATATCATCGCTATTGGAGACGATATCGAACTCGCTCAAGCAAACATCGATAAATTGGACAAGCTCTTCAAAGCTGCCGTTAAGAACGAGGTTGAGAAGCGCTTAGCAGGAACCGCACCTAAAGGAAATGGTGGCACTTCTGTTGAGATTACCAAAGAGATGTTTAAAGCAATGCCACTACACGAGCAAGGCGCTCTTTATAAAGAGAATCCTGAGCTCTACAAAAAACTAATTAATTAATAGGAGGCTATATTATGGCTATTCAACTTTATGATAATTTTATTTTAGAAAACAAAATGACTGACTTGGTTAATACCAATGTTAATGTCAATGCTCTTTACACCATCGACAACTCTCTTGCAGTTGAAGCTGGTTTACGCAAAGTAATCAACAAATACACTTACACTGGTGCTGTTGAGAAGCTTGCTAAAGGCGCAAAGAACACCGTTAGAGGTGGCGTAAGCTTCACTCCTACCGAATACATTGTTGAGCGTTATCAGCAAACCTTCGGTTACAACGATATGGACGTAATGCAGGATCCTTACATCCTTGACGTTTTGACTACTGGTGCTTCTCAAACTATGGCTAACGAAATCCGTGAGGAATACTTCACTGAGTTAGCTAAAGTTACTAATACCGCAGAATACACTACATTCAACTATGATGCAGTTGTTGATGCTCTTTTAACTATTGGCCGTGAAGTAGAAAGCGATCAGATTATCGTTATGGGCTTAGATGCTAAAGCTGAAATCCGTAAGGACGAAGACTTCAAAGCTTCTCGCCAGGGCGAAATCCTTTACACTGGCCAGTTCGGCGACATCTGCGGCATTCCTTGCGTTGCTTCTA